GTATTAGCCAATATTTTAACGTTTGGATGATCTTCTATGTGCTGACCGTCATAGCTACCCTTTACACCTAAAAATTGAAATTGAGGCAACCTTTTAGCCATTGCATAAAAATACTTTGAGCCTTTGTTTTGGTTTAAGTTAATCAAAGTAATGTATTTCCTTTCCTTATCATCTGTTTTGACCCATTCATCAATCGGAGGAGGGAATACAATAGAAGGCCATTTGTAATCTAATGATAATTTGCACCATTCAGAATTATAAACAACTTTAACAGGAACAGGCGAATCTTTTACACTTGGGTAGGATGTATCGTTATGTACTATGTGAACAAATGGCTTATTACACCTTTGGCAAGCATGAGAAGTCCATTTATTGTAATCTAAATGTGAAATAACAACATCTGCCCATGTAAATAACCTATCTATAATGTATTCATCGGGAGGAAACACATCCACACCCTCAAACTCATACATCTCAGTAATTTTATACTGATTAGCTTGGTGCAAAAGTATTTTAATATCATGCCCCTGCGACTTTAAATATCTATTGATATTTCTTGCCATTGCCTCAGCACCGCTTCCATGTCTTGGGAAGTACAAATGTATAGACCATAAAATATTCATATAATAATCCAATTTTGGTGATAAATGTCTTTTGCTGAAATTTCTACCTGAGGCCCAAACCATTTAGATGGGGCAACTACTTTCTTATCTGGGTGATCTGCCAATAGGGCCGCCATTGCTGAAAAGCTACTATTTGCTATTATAAATTTAATTGCCTCTTTGTAGTATTCCTCTGAGCATCTTGGATGATAAGCATTTGGATCGTCTACATAATCCCCCGCTCTAACATGAATAGCACAAAAATTATTCTGCTTAGGCTCATTTACCATAGTGAAATAATGCCTTATTTCATCCATGCAATGTTCAAAGAATTTAGGGCTTTGCAGATGTGCATCTATATTCCAATCACCATTTGGTAAGTCAATATCCTTATAACCCCAAAAATACCCGTAACTATTTATATATCTGCCGTCTGGCAAAATAGGTAACTTGTTTACAAAAAATCTATCCATAGTATCCGCAAAATCCCCAAACAAAGCATTATCTCTATTTATCCATTTCGGAAAGGCAAAAGATGTATTATTACGCTTTGCGATACCTATAACGCCTGCAATTGTCCATAACTGATTGCCAAACCTACCTAAACCGCCGTTTCCTATGCTTAAACTTGTGACCATATACCGTATGCACATTTAGCTTCATGAAAATTAGGTTTACTACCATCATATAATTTAGCGTCAGTAAAATGGCTTTTATACCAATCAAATGTAAATGTATGCGGATGATAAATCTCTATTGGCCAATCAATAGGCTCAAAGAATCTTATAACCTTTGCAGATTCTTTACATTTTAAAATAAATAAATCCGGATCTATAACATGCTGCATTACATTTAAAAGCCATATTTCATCACATTTAGGCAATTCAATATCTTCTACAGGCTTATCAATAATCTCTAAATTATATTCCTTTGCTATTTCTTTTAATATATTAGATGGCATTGGCTCAATTAATAACCCTTTACCAAATTTAACCCATTGCAAAGCAGGAAAATCAGCACATCCAATTTCTATTATAAAAGCATCAGAATCATCTATATCTAAATACTTAAAATAATTGTAATAAGTATTTTTATAATGAATTTCCCCTTGCTTTCTGTCAAACTTATGGCGGTTAAAATAGCCTGATCATGCCTATGCTCTATAAAATGTAGGTAATTCTGTGTATAGCTTTCAGTATCGTCTATAAACCCGTTTATTTGGCATAATCTAAGCCATTCCCTAACAAACATTCTTGCCTGTAAAGTGTTTCTAATTATAATAACCGATGCCTGCACTTGCCTTGCCTCCATATCATATGAAAGTTCCCAATTCGGTAAAATAAAATCCATTACATCCATTTTGCACCAATCTAAATGCCTGTAGTTATTACCAAATAACCATACATCAGAATCCATGCGCTCTATTATTAATTGTAGCCTATTTACAAACTCCACCCCCGCATCGCTATAAACCAATATATCATTTTCAGGCAGTTCGCTTAGTTTCCTTTCTATAATGTACGGCTTCCATAACCAATAACCCGCCCCTCTTTCTTTGCTTAATACATCATGATTCATGCGTTTAAACTCTTCAGAATAGCAGGATTGATTATACATAATAGATATGTCCGCACCATTATTTAACGTACTATTTCGGCAAATAATTGCACTTTGTGACATATTTTGGTCGCTAAATGTCACATGGGTAATATTCATAATAGTTTGCTTTGTGTATGTAATATCCCGTAATCGGTATCTGTCTGCCAAAGATCACTATATCCTGGCCTTTGTGTAGTAATAAAAGGCTTACAAATATAACACTTTAATTCAGGTTGTATTTTACGCAAAAGATAATCATCATAAATACCGTCTTTATATGGATCGTATCTATCGTAAATATACTTAGCCGCCTTTTCGGTATAAATTACAGAGTGTGTTGTATGTGTTTGTTTACATCGCCACCAATGATCTTGAATATGTTTTAATGGGGCTAATACGTGACCAGATAAATACAATATATCGTAATCTTCAGGTGCTGTCTCTAATACGTATTTAAGCATATTATTTACAAACATTACATCATCTTCAAATACTAATGTAGTTTCTGTAATTGACTTTAAAATGGCCTGTTGCGATAAATTAAACGATGTAAACCTATCCTCATGCTCAACAGCTAAAAATCTATCTACTGTAATGTTTTGCTCTTTAAATTGCTTTTCTGCAAGTTTCCACCTATCATTTCGGCTTGCAAGGCTTAGGCAAATAGCTTTCATACCCAAATATACAAAAAAGCCCCCCAAAAATGGAGGGCCTGTAATTGCAACCTAACAAAACAAACAGAGCATTATGCAGTTCCGGTAGTTCCGTAAACAGCGGCTTTAGGCTGGAAGCTGAGAAGTTCGATGCGAGCTTCTGCACGGTAAGTGATAAGATTCTTTTGGAAGTCTTTATCATCAAACTCTGTGCTACGTACGCTAAGAGCAGACGCTTGAGCGATACCAAATGCTTCTGTATTAAGAACATAGAAACGTGAGCCGGTAACCTGAGAATGAGGTACTACAGGTACGCCAACGATGCGAGTTTCGCCGTTTGCCCCGATTGTAACACCACCAGGAATGCTGTAATCTCCAGGCTTAGTCTTCATCAATGTAGCCCATGAAGCATGAGTAGTAAGGATCAGGTTAGGTTGACCCAAACCTAATGCACCATGCTGTGCAACACCGTCGATCATTTTCTCGGCGTTAACTGTAGCAGCAGAAGAAAGAGCAGTAGAACCTGAAGCGATAGTATTCAGGAAACGAGTGTTAACAGCTCTGTTCCAATCTTCAACAAGTGACTGAGAAAGGTAAGCCTGTAAGAAAGGAAGATCCTGCAACATTTGACGGCTAACCTTAGCAAAACCAGCAATAAAAGGTACTGCAACGTTTACCATAGTAAGGTTGTAGTCGATTTGATTTTTGCTGTTTCCTTCAGTTTGTGCGCCGAAAGATCCTTCGCTAACTGTATCACTTGCACGGGGGAAAGTAACGTTACCTGTAGCAGTAGGGATGATGCGGAAAACATCATAAAGATGCGGATTGAAGAAAGAACGCATGATAGCGTTAGGAACGTAACTGATCTGAGATGTGCCAGTTAAGTTACCGCTAAGGGTCATGTCTTTTACATCCTTAGAAGCTGTGAAAGCAGTTTCAGATTTGATCTTATCAAAGTTTTCAGCAACTATATCCATAATTGCAGATTTGAACTTGTCAGAATTTGACCATTCTTTCTTTGCTTCGTTTTCGATGCCAGACTTTAAACGATTAGCAGAAGCAGACATTTCTTTTACTTTTGCTGCGAGTTCGCCAATAGTTTCGTTTTTCTTTTGCGCATCTACATTTAGTTGTGCGATATCTGCGGCTAATTTAGCGTCTACAGATTTAATTTTTTCGCCTGTGTATTTACCTTCTTTTAGCTTTTTTATAAGCCATGCCGTATAATCTACGGCTGTTTCTGTCTTTTACTGTAAAAAGGATTTAACTACTTCAAATGTCGGCGTATTAGGATTAGCACCCCATAGAACGGCACTACCTTCCCATAAAGCTACCTGAGTAATTATATTGTGATTAATGCCTTTTTCCTGATTTAAAACAGAAAACCCGACGCTATGCTGGGTGATATCGCCACGCTCATATAAAGGCCATGCTACCTCTTTCCACAGAAACATATCCCTATAGCTGTTTTCACCTACAATATATTTCCCTTCTTTATACAGCTTTTGAAACTTACCTAATGAAGATTCAAGTTTGCGCTCATGGTTTACCAAATGCCATATCTCATTAGATCCGTTAGGGCCACGCTCTGCAATTGTTTTGTCAAATGCTGATTTATCGAATACATCCCCGTCTCTATCTACGCTTTCCATTTCAGCAATAGCAACCTTTACGCTACGCTTAGATGTATCCACATCCAATGCTTTGAGATCGTAAACTTTGTGCTGTATTGTATTCATGCTTTTTTTATTCTGCCAATAAGAAACGCAAACGGCGTATCTCTGATCATTTTCGCCGAATTCCCCAACCATTTCACTATCCCCCATACAACGATCTAAAAACTGATCTCTATTTTCGTTTGCTCTTGGACTTGGCATATTAACAAAATTGAATTGATATATTATATTTTTTATCTTAATCTGTCAACTATAGGATTTTTTCTTACTAACCTTCCGTTTGCATCCCTTTTATTTGTAATGGCAAATGTACAACGGCATCTGATCACATCTACCGCCTGCGCCTGTGGGTCATGCGGATGATCTAATTCACTACCAGATCTACTATCTACAAACTTATCATTAAAATCTACGGTTTGCCCATCTAAATGCCAATGGTCGGCTTTATCCTTTTGCCCTTTGAAAGGGTTACCCCTTGTTCTATTATCCTTTGCCGCTATCCAAATCTTTTGCTTTTGAAACGGTGACTGATCCGCCCCTACATATGTGCCGGCATGGATAGCCCTACCAACCTCAGTACGTGCGATCATTTCCGCCCTATTTCTATTTAAATCAGGTACGGCTTCCGAAATATACTTTGCATAATCATCATAACCCCATCCTTCCAAATTGCCACGCTCTAAAATGTCAATCATCATTTTTCTGCTTGTCTTTACTATCTGTAGCACCCCCTGATTGTAAAAGTTAGTACCTAAATAGTCAAGTATCATTTGCACCCATTCCTCAGATGTGTTAAACTGCTTTTCTTTGCGAAGAGTATCGTAATTCTGTCTTGCATATCTTTCCCCAATTTCACGTATTAGCTGATCTAATGTACGGCTTATCCTATCGCTAAAAAGTAAACCATTAGTAAACTTTCGGGCA